TCAGTTTGAGTATTTCTAGATACAGAAAGAGTGTCAGCGCCAGATTCAAAAGCGCCACAGTTAATACTACCACAACCATCAGTACTATATGTTCGAATTTGTGTCGTTGCTTCACCATCGGCTCCTGTTATTGTGACTGTTGACGTAACTGTGGAATCATAATCATTCCAATGCCAATATTTAAATGAGTGATTAGTAGTAAAGCCATCTTGTAGTTGAGGTTCTGTTAAATTTGCGTCGTCTTTTAAACTTATGTCGTCAGATTGTATATAGGTATTATTAACGGCAGCGACAGTACCATTACCATGCCTTCCAGTAGCAGTACCAGACCATTTAGAAGAAAAATCTTGGCTAAGTAAATTATTTGTTGTTGTTTCTTCTGCTGAAGTCGTCCCCGCTAACATAATCAGCAAACTTATTAACGCTGTATACCGCATAAGCCGTCACTCCTATAAATATAATTAACCAGATCATCTAGGATCCTTCCATTGCATTTTCTTTTTTATCTCTTTTTCCATATCTTTATCTAAAGCGTCTAATTCTTTTGTCATCTTAGCTTCTTCTTTAAGTCTTTTCTTTTCAGCTAATGCTGCTTCTTTAGCTATTTTCTTTTCTTTTTTCTCTCTAGCCTTCATACGTTTAACATAGATATCGTAATCAGGTCTTTCATGATCATATTTAGACCACAATGATTTTGCTTCTTTACCAATTTTACCATCTATTGGACATGGAGTTCCTGCTTGTATCATTGATTCAAACACACGCTCATCTTGACAGAGAATAGCAACTGCTGCTACTTTCATACCGAAGTCATTTAAAATTCTTGCTAGTTTTAATCTTTCACAATTTTCATCAATTACATGCTTTCCTCCAGAAAGTCCAAGCCCAAATGTTTGTACACCCATTGAAACTCCAACAGCGCAAACGTCTTGTGTCATAGAATTATAAGAAGGTGCTGCAGCCGAAGGTGGTGCAGATCTTATATCTGAGTTTGTGGTATTGTTAGTTGTAGATGTAGATTCGGAACCTGATTCATAAGTAGTTGTAGCAGTTGACTCATATCCACCATCGATACTTGTGTTTGAACCTGAGGTATTCGTTTGTGTAGTGTCTGCTTTAGCTGGTCTTGCACAAAGAGCTAATGTTACTAGCATTATGATTAAAAATCCTGTGACATAATAATTCATAAATCTATCCATCGTATTTTATTTCATTTTCATAAGACATATCCGTCCCATGATCCTTTTCTTTTTTATATTCTCTTTTACATTGACAATCGTCGCAAACACATAAACCATATTCATCTGAGTGTAACTCTTCCTTACAATGGCAACCGTGACTACATTTTTTACATTTTGTCATTTTTTTCCTCAATTTGGATGAGCCACATAATTGCCTTCATCTAACGCAAGTATGTGAGCGCAGTCAACAGTAAATAAATATTAATTAGTAATTAAATGTACTACTATAATGACAGCAACTACAACTACAGCTGTAGCCTTTTTGTTGCTTATTGCTAAGTTCCATATTCTCTTAGCGTTTTGTATTACTTTTTCCATAATTCTCCTCCGGTTAATCGTAAATATCCCCCCAATTTTCACCTGATTCATAATCAACTTTATTAGGGACATGTAAACTAACAGCATTTTGCATAATATCAATGATTTTATTTGCATGTTCTTTGGACTCTATTGATATATCTAATTCATCATGTATCTGTATATGAGGTATAATTTTTTCTTCATATAAATCTAACATTGCTTTTTTTGTCATGTCTGCTGCACTACCTTGAATCAATTTGTTTAAAGCTTTGTAAGTGTACGCTCTTCTAATATTGTTTTCTCCAAATTTAGAACTAGCCTCATCCCATGTCATTGGACTTGTAAGTCTTCCAGGTCTAAATGCAGCTTCTTCCCACGTATCAAATCTACATCTTCGGCCAAGTAAGGTTGTGATATATCCATTTCTTTGTGAATCTCTTGAAGTATTATTCATTAAGTCTTTAACAAAAGGTACACGACTATGATATTTTTCAAATAATTTTTCAGCTTCTTCTTTAGTATTCAAACCTAGCTCTGCCTGAAGTTTAGCTTTACCCATTCCATAAAACAATCCTAAGTTAATTGTTTTAGCTTGAATTCTTTCTATACCTGCCATGTCTGCTACAGTCTGGTGGAAGTCTACATCGTTGTTCTTAAATCTTTCTACTATATTTTTAACTTCATCATCTTCTCTAAGTTTCGGGCTAGCTGCTGCATAGTGAACTACTAGTCTTGGCTCTTGTTGTGAATAGTCAAAGCATCCCCAGATATGATTTCTCTCTGGTAAAAATAATGATCTAATCATTGGACCTAAATCTTTATTTCTTGCTGGGACCTGCTGGAGATTTGGATTCGAGTATGAAAATCTTCCGGTTACTGTTCCTCCTTTTTCACCTCTTACTGGATTTATATCTGCATGTATTCTACCTTTATATTGATACTTAATAATTGTATCAATAAATGTTGTATGAGCCTTGTTTATTTCTCTAGCTTTTGCTATACATTGAACCAATGGGTGTTTATGCACCTGTAAAAAATTTTTAGTAAAGGAAGGTGCTTTTGTTTTTGCGGTTCGTTCAAAAGGTAAGTTTAATTTTTCAAAGATTTTACCAATCGATCTTGCTGCCCATATTTGAACATCTTCTCCTGTTTCTTTTTTTATTTTTAGCAATAACTGCTTTTCTTGTTCAGATAATTTATTTTTTAATAAGTGAGCGCGTTCAACGTCTACTCGGACGCCCTTAACTTTCATATCAATTAAACATGGAAACAGCCTAGTTTCTAAATCAAATACTTCAGTTAAATTTTCTTTTCTAATGTCTAATGACAAGTGTTTAAATAGTTTTAAAGTTAGTTCAGCATCTTTTTCTGCATAGTTTCCAACATACATAGCTGGAAGTTTATACATTTCAGCTTTAGGATCAGCTCCTGCTTTTTCAGCTGCAGTAGTTAAAAGACCTTCATCTTTAACTTCTCCTAAGAGATCATAACAAAGACTATTTAAAGAATAAGAAAATCTATTCTCATTTACTAAAGCTGCCATAACCATTGTATCAATAATATGTCCATTTACATTGATGTTATATGATCTTAGCCAACACATATCGTACATAGCGTTGTGAAATAATTTTGTTGATGGAAGATTACAAATTTCTTGAAGCCAGTCTAAAACTTTTTGTTTAGGTAAATTTCCTTCTCTGTGTGCAATAGGAAAGTATCCGGACCATCCTTCAACAGCTACAGCTATCCCTATTATCTCACCTTCACCTACTAAAGATCCAGAACCCCTTGATTTTAAATTAGGGTCCCTTGTCTCTAAGTCGATTGCTATATATTTATGTTCTTTTAAATCTGGAAAATTTTCGGGACAAACCCATTCTGTTGCTGCACTAAACATTTTTTTTCTCCTTATAGTCGTTATATTCTTTTATTAATTTTTCTGAAGGGTGCCATACATCAACAGCACAATGACACTCAGGACATGATAAGTTACTCACTATATCATAATCCTCATTATCCTCCGTATCGTGATCTCCACCCCATATTAACTCTGTATCACAGTGCCAGCAGTTCATTTAGTTCTCTCCTTTGTTTGTCTTACTGATTCTTGGTAAGATTCCTCTAATTCTTTTTCCTCTTTTTTAGATTCTTCTAAAAAATCTTTTTCTATAGTGTAGAAAGTATATTTTAATGTCAATTCTTCTCCATTCTTAATATTTCTTAATGTTAATAAATTCCATTTGTCCGTGACAGAACCTTCGGCCCTCATTTCAACTTTGACACAATTAGCATTTTCATCACAATTAATAAAACCACCTAATGGCATTCTGAAAATTTCACCATCAACTTTTATATGGGTGGTTCCTAAGTTTGTTCCTTGAGCAATGCCCGCTGTTGCAAAAAGCCCTAAACCATTGATTAAAGAGGGTTTTATAGTAAGGCGCGGAGGTAATGGATTATACATCTGGGTAGTCTCTTTCAAGTATCATTTCTAAAAAATGTATTGCTTTTAAAATATCTTCCTTCTTTCCTTTTAGTCTGTGGCGACATATATATTTTATAGCGCATCCTTCCGGAAAAAGCAATTCATTCTCTACAACAAATTTACTTGGTTGAATTTTAAATTTTTGGTAGTGTGATCCTCCGTGTTGTTTGTCCCATACGTTGCTCATATTACAAATACCAAATAAAGTTTAATTCCAAAATAAAATGTCATCAGTGATAAGAAAACAAAATCACTTGCAGGCGTTATG